AATCAACCTTCCCCAAAGCTTAAAAGCGAAGGACACAAGCGGAAAAGGGCGTTAAAGGATTTAGCGGACGCTTTAATAATGGGCGAAAGATTAGACAAATGCAAAGCAATTGCTCAAAAGGTTGGAATTGATTTAAAGGATTCGGAATATACGCTTGACATTGCCATGACATTAAAGCAAATTGAAAAAGCATTTGACGAAGGCGACACGAAAGCTTATCTTGCCGCAATGGACCGCTTACTTGGTAAACCGACGCAAATGGTTGAAACAAGCGTTTCGGTAAAGGCGCCGCCTATATTTGATAAAAACGGATTAAGAAAGTAAATGTCTTTTAATTATATTCCGGTTACAAATACTTATAAGCTCAACAACTTCTTTGTTAAAGCTAAAGACGAACCGCTTCTTATTATCCAGGGAAGCCAAGGAGCTTCAAAGACCGTTTCAATAATAATGCTAATTATTGACGCCTTTCGAGAAAATCCGGCTTTGGAAATTACTATTTGTTCAGCGGAAAAGACTAAATTAATGGACACCGCTTTTCAGGACCTTAAAAAGATTTGTATTGATTGGAATATATGGGACGAGTTTAAATGGAACGACAATAAAAGCAAACTAATTGAAAGAAATTCTTCGACCGGGTTTATCGAGTTTATTGGATTGGACAAAGAAGACCTTGGAAAAGGAAGGCGCCGGGATATAATTTATATTAACGAGGTCAACAAGGTTGCACAAAACAAAACGTTTGATATTTCACAAAGGGCAAAGAAGGTAATTGTTGACTTCAACGCGGACCGGCGTTTTTATATTCATGAGTTAATTAACGAAAACAACTTTCTTCAAGTTACGTTTGAAGGAAATGAAAAGATTAGCGAAGAAGAACGGCGTAATATTTTAAGCTATAAGGAGAAAGGTTACAACCCGGACGGAACGATAAAATCGGAGTTTTACGCAAACAAATGGCGCGTTTATGGACTTGGGGAAATTGGCGGCGTTGAAGGTCGAATTTATTATTGGACGAAATGCACAAACGAAGAATATTCTTCAATACAAGCCGAAGAATTTATTGGCGTCGATTGGGGCAAAGTTGATCCTTTCGCGATTGTTGGTGTCAAATATAAAGACGGCAATCTTTACGTTCATGAATATAACTATTTAAGCGAAAACCAACTTCAAGCCCGGATTCCAACGACCGCAATAAACGAACAAATTGGCTCCGTTCCGATTTATATGTTTAAGAAGCTTAACATTGACCAAAACGCAATAATTATTTGCGATAACAATCGTCCGGTTAAAATTAGGGACCTTCGCGCGGCGGGTTGGGAAAATACAACGGCAATAGGTAACAAGGTTAAAATAATAGAACGCATTTCCATGATGCAAGAGTTGAACGTTTACTTTTCCGAAAGCTCCAAAAATATAGAAATGGAACAATTTGAAAGTTGTTGGAAGAAAGACCGCGCCGGTAATTCCCTGGAAGAACGCGAAGACCTCAACAACCATTTAATTGATGCGATTGAATACGTTTGTCTTTATCTAAAATCAATAGGAATATTATGAAAACGAAAGAAATACGTTGCCCGCGAATAAGAGAAAACAAGGTTTGCAATCAAAAGCTCCTAAAATACGAAGGAAATATTTCCAACGTTGTTATTTACCCGTATTGCCGGAAATGTAAAAAAGAAATAAAACTTTTTAACAATTCGGTTGAAATTTAAATAAAAAGGTTATATTTGCCCGAAATCGAGTCTTTTAAAGACCATAATTTTAATGAATGGCTTTAAATTTCTTGCAAAAATTAAACATTTTCGGCCGTTATAAGGTTGAACAACCGATTAACGTACTTACGACCGCTCAATATACCCAACGAAATAAAAAGCTTTTAAAGAAGGACTTTGTAAGTTGGTATAAAACAAACCCTTTCGTTTTTTGGGCAATACAAGAAAGAGCGAAAGCCGTTTCGAACGTTAAGTTTTACTACAAGGAAAACGGCGAATTAACTGAAAATGCCATTACCGACAAACTAAACAACCCGAACCGGTATCAAAGCAAGGAGAACTTTCTTGTTCAGGACCTAACTTTTCAAAGTATTTTCGGAACGTCTTATTGGTATATTAATAAACTAATTGATTCAAGAAGCTTCGAGGATCCGACAACCGACTTATTAAACCTTTCCGCTGACAAATTGATTTTTTTAAATACAAAAGGGGAGCTTTACGACGGGGATTATATTGCGGAATTGATTCAGAAACAAACCGACGAAATAATAATAAAGTACATTGTTGACGAAGTAACCCGGGAAGTAAAAACAATCGACGTTGAAAAATTAATTCCTTACTTTGATACGCCGACGTTTACAAATCCTTATTTTAGTCAATCAAGACTTGAAGCGCTTCAATACGTTGTTTCAAATTGTCAAGCTGCCCTTGAAGCTCAAAACACTTTTTTAAGTAATCCTGGTGGAATTGGCGCTTGGGTTTCTCGCAAAAGGGACGCAATAGGTTCGGCAATGTTAACGGAGAAAGAACGCAAAGACATTGAAGAAGCGCAACAATTAGACTACGGCGTTTTATCCGGTCAACGAAATATTCAAGTAATTGGAACCGATGTCGATTACGTTTCGACGTTGCCGAAAGTTAGCGACTTGAAACTTAACGACACTTTAATAAATGCCGGGCTTACAATCTTCGGTTTGTTTGGATTGCCGAAGGAAGCGTTTTCCGCTTTGGCTTCAGGATCAACTTTCGAAAATCAAAAAGAAGCTTACAAAGCATTTATTGAAGGCGAGGTTCAAAACTTGGTAAATGACCGAACGAATAGCTTGAATAAATACTTGGGGTTAACTGACGGAAAAATTGTCGGTTCATTTGCTCATTTGGCGGTAATGCAAGAAGACGAAGAAAGGAAGCAAAGAATAAAGAAAGGCGAAGTTGAAATTTTATCAACCCTTTTAAGTCAAGGAATAATAAGCCCGGAAGAATATCGAGAATCAATAAGCGGAATGTTTAACTTATGAAAAACGAAGAACTTAAAAAATTGGAATTATTAAAGGAGCGGGAAGATATAAACGAGGAAGTTTTGGCTTCCGTTATTAAGCGTATTAAAATGATTAAAGATAAAGCGGAGGTTAAAAAATGATATTAGTTAAGGAATTTCCGAATAAAGAATTTGCGACAAAGGAAGAATTGTTTCGCGAATTGAAGGCAAACAAAAAAACCTTGATTGCTCAAAAGAAAATGATAACTAAACAAGCCGATTCAATTGTTTATGTTTCACAAATGGAAAGCAAGGACGCAAACAAAGCCGAAGCTTTAACCGGGCGCGACGTAAATAAAATCAATGCGCGCTTGGTAATCAATACGACCGGAATAATGGATTCCCATAACGACGTACATATTGACGGAATATGGAACAAGACAATTCAAGAAAATAAAAATTTGCTATTGCTCCAGGAACACCAAATGACATTTGACAAGATTATAACCGACAAAGTAACGGCGAAAGCTGAAGCTTTTAATTGGAGGGACCTTGGTTTTGGATATTCCGGTAAAACTGAAGCGTTGGTTTTTTATGCTGAAATTGACAAAGAACGCAACCCGTTTATGTTTGAGCAATATAAGAATGGATATGTTAAAGAACATTCGGTTGGTATGCGATACGTCAAAATGGACCTTGCCATAAATTCAAACGCTGACGAAGACAAAGCCGAAAAAGCCGTTTGGGACAAATACATTGATTCAATAGCAAATAAAGAAACCGCCGAGGAACAAGGTTATTTTTGGGCGGTCCAGGAAGCAAAAGCCATAGAAGGAAGCGCCGTCGTGAAAGGTTCAAACCACGCGACGCCAACAATAAACGTTGAAGCCGCCAAAAGCACTCCAACAAAAACCGAGCCGTCGGAAGACACTCAAAAGAAATTATTTTATCAAACACTTTTAAAAAATTAAAAATGAAATTTAACGAGTTTATTTTAAGCAAAGGTTACAACGCCGAGCAATATGCCGGTTTAGAAGTAACAAAACAAGCGGAGCTTCAAAGTGAATTTTTGTCTGACGTTTCTTCAAGATTGGAAACAAAAGCTAACAAAAACGAACTTGACGCAATCAACGCGAAAATTTCTCAAGCTACAACGCAAGAGGATCTAAAGAAAGCAACTGAAGAAATCGAAAGCTTGGCTTTAAAAGTTGCTAAAATTACTGAAAGCAACGGTAAAGGTTCGGCAAGAAGAACATTCAAAAAGATTGTTGAGGACCAGGTTGCAGCTAACAAAGGAAAAGAATTGAAAGATACAAGTCTTGAAGTAGTTGTAAAAGCTGACATTCTTTTTAACATTGCCGCAACTGCTGCCGGTGGAAATTTCCCTTCTGACGATGCAAACGTTGACGCAAACATTCTTTTTGCAACTGCTATTGATTTAGGTTTTGCTCAAAGACTTTCAAGAGAAGCAACAATTTTGAACAAATTAGCCGGTGCAACTCCTTTATTAGTTGGCGAAGCTTTAAAAGTTACCGTTCCTTACGATCAAACCGGTACACCGATTCGAGTAACTGAAGGTAAAGCTAAAACAACGATTGCGGTTAAATTTAAGACCGAAAAGAAAGAAAGCGAGAAGTTACCAATTGTTTTCTATATTTCTGAAGAATTTATGAATCGCGCGGACTATTTAGTTGCTGAAATTCAAAACTATATGTTGTTATTATTGACTGAAGTTTTGGAGCAATTCGTGTTTGATTCAACAAGCGGGGTTTTGTCTTACGCTGATACATTCACGACAATTGCCGGATTGGAAATCGAAGATGCTAACGAATACGACGCTTTAAATGCCGTAGCAACTACGATGACAAATGCGAAGTTTATGCCTGACACCGTTGTAATGAACACGGTTGACGTTGCGAAAATGTTCGGAGCGAAAGGAACTGACGGACATTATGCTTTGGCGAATGGCGGTTCTATTCGTTTAGTTGGCGAAACAAATCAATTAATGGTTGGAAACAAAATGTTGGACCTTATTGAGGTAAATTCTGACATTATTGCAGCTGGAAGCTTTGCAATGTGTGATTGGAGCAAATTGCGTTTTGGATTAGGAGATTTCGTTTCTAAAGCGAATCCTTATTCATTTATGCGTGACAACGTTGTTGAAAATGTTATTGAAGCTCCTTTTGCGGTTATGTTACCAAGTAACTACACCGGCGCGGTAATTTCTGACACTTTCGCGAATGTAATTAGCGACATAACTCCGGCGTAATGGCGAAAACAAAAACAACCGCTAAAACTCAAGGAGAAAAGGCGGTAAAAAAAGCCGAATCCCAAGAGGTTCTTCCTTATGACGGAACAAAGGAATTTGTAATTACAAAAGACTTTGCCAGGTTTAAAAAAGGGGATAAGGTTGTAATTGTGTTCGAAAGAGCGAAAAATTGGAAAAATAAAGGGATAATATAATGAATTATATCACAACGCAATCATTGTTTGTAGGGGAATTGGACATTGTTCTTGATGATTCTTGTGGAACGGACGAGCGACTTCAGTATTTTATTGAGAAATACGAGCCGCAAATTCTTCGCAAGATTTTAGGACAAAAGTTTTTTAATTCTTTGCAAACTGAATTGACGGCGGGGCTTTCCGGCGAATGGGCGGTTCTTGTTAATGGCGGAGATTTCGACATTGACGGCGTAACTTACCAATTTGAAGGGCTTAAACATATAACCGCGGGGTTTATTTATTATTGGTATCATAGGGACAACGCTTATAATGTAGCGCAAACCGGTGGAACAATACCAACAAGAACCGACGCGGTAAATAAAAGTATGG